CAGATCTTTAAGAATAAACTCAGAATAAAAAAGAAATTACAACTCCCCTAAAATAGTTTTATGTGGGTCATAAACTAGGTAATGGTTTATATAAACTAAAAGTTAGTTTGATATTTAATTCAACTTTATTAAACAGAAGTGTTTGCATTAGTAACAGTTCTGTTATAGAATGGTTGCAAGTTAAGTAAACAAGCAAACGGAGCATCACATGACTAAAGTAAATAAGTTTAACCCATCAATTACAGTTAAGTATTTAGAAGGTTCTTTGGCAATGAGCCGTAAGCAGATAAAGGAAGTTACTGCTTTAATAAAGGCATTAGATTTAAACGCTCATGCAACATTAGCTGCTAAGTATGAGGCAGAAGCGGAGCGTGAAGTTAGCATGACTTGGTTGAAGAAGTTGTATTACATGGATACTGAGCAAACTAGGCAGTTAAAAGAACTAGCAGCATAATAATAACGGGGCTACGGCCCCTTGGAGCAACACCATGAAGCGAAGCAACCCACCAATGCCTGAGTCTACTATCCTTGATTGCAAAGATGATTTGTTTGCAGAGCTTACCGTTACAGGCAGCGTCTATGTTAACGGTGACGAGGTGACTGTACATGATCTACTAGAAATGGCAGATGATGACGATAAAAACAATGTCATTGCTATGCAATTAGTTGATACTGTTGAATCAAAAGCAGCATTAATTGAAATGCTATGGGCTTTATTCTTGTCAGAGTACGATGATGAAGCTATTGAGAAGCACCTAATTGACGAAGGGGAATCATTATGAGCGCAAAAGACAAGCCAATCAGTAAGCCGATGAATAAGCAGTTTGCTGATAACTATGATCGAATATTTGCCAAGCCGCCACTGGGGGAGGACACTAGGCCAAAGGATCGTATTAAGCGTGGGCTATCTAGTGCTTGCGTAGAGGAAGATTGGGATTGTACTAATAAGGAGAAAGACAATGAGTGAACTAGAACGCTTATACGAAGAGTTAAGCATTATGATGGAAGAGTTTCCTGTGTTTGACAAGGAATCACTGGGCCTTGAGCTTTACACTGCGGCATCAGCAGAGCGTAGAGATTTGATCAAAAAGATTAACGTATTGGAAAATGATTAATGTGGAGTTATAGCCAAACAAAGCTACTTCGTGACAACTACGGTAAAGTGCCTGTTTCAGCCATCGGGGTATTGATGAATAAATCACCTAACGCGATACGGCAAAAGGCTAACAAAATTGGCCTGAAGTCTGCCCTGTATCACAAGGTAAGAATACCCTTAAACACGATCATTAATTTCAGAGCTAGGGGTTTTAGCGCAAGAAAGATTGGTCGGCTCATAGGCTATTCACACACTAGCGTTAGGTACGCAGAGAAACATCATCACATTAAAAAAAGGGATAACACACAATGAGCATTGTATTCACACCTAAAATTTCATTCAGCTTTGGCAGCGGCAAGATGGAAAAGCGCAACGTTGCACCTAAAGGGCCAACCCCAGTATATTGGTCAACAACTGAGCTAAACAATCTGGTAGAATTGCGGGCCATCGGATTGTCGTACAAAGATTGCGCCAAGCTTTTGGGTAGATCGCAAACTGCTTGCATCTCAGCTTGTGACGGAAATAGCTTGCATTCCGCTATCGGCAAAAGACGACAAAAATTAATCAATGAGGTTTTAAATGATGACACTAAAAGAAAAGATAGTTCAATCTAATCGGCTTTCACAGCTACAGCTTGAAAAGTCTATCTATGATGATGCAGTTAAAAGCGGCAGCAAGTTTAGTGAATATTACTCCATTAAAGCCGCCGCACTTGATGCCGTGATTAACGCTATGACTTCTTCTTCATAACGCTATCAGCTAAACCACCGCCAAAATAAAACATAACTATTGACAGCATTATCCAATCAATCTGAAACTCAGATAAAATGCTTTTCACTGCTGCCACATCTTTGTCGAGAAACACCATTACAATCACCAGAACATAGGTCGATATGTAGGTGACGGCAAACATTGTGGCTAGTATGCGCTGTGCGATCTTGAATGGCGCGTATGCTGTCATTAGATCTGTCTTGGCCTTAGTCTTGGCTTCAATCATTTCAGTGTCGCTAGTGTGGAATGAGTCAATCAAATCCATACCCTTACTGATAACGTCACCACTTCCAAAAATTGTACTTAAAATTCCCATAATTAATCCTTAAGTTCAAAGTGAGGATAATCTTGCCATGACTTCCAGTTACCACCCCATTTAAGGGGTATATTTAGCTCTGCTGCCCCCTGTAGCATAGCGGCGGCACATAAACTAAGATGCAATTCATCCCAGCTACCCTTTCCAGTTTCAGGATCTATAGCAAACAAATCCACAGCCTTGCCTGTCTGATGATAAGATCTGTGAATACGCCCGTCTGCGAGAGATTTGCCAGATGTAAACAACTTAGCCTGCTGATCCTCTGACCTGTAGCCCCCCGTTGACGGGATACCGAAGTCAATATTAGTGAGCGTGATTGCAAGCTCCACAACCTGAACTAACCTATCATCAATGCCCGCCATATTTATAATACTGTTACTGCTTAGTTTAAACATGCTACCCCTCCAGTTGATCAATACCTACTTTATGCCGCTGAATTTCGCCATACTCCTTATCATAAACAACTGCACTCATTGTGCGTTTAGCCCCATATCCGCTATCCGAATGCCACGCATCACCAGCAGGCAAGGCTTGGAATGTTTCACAAAGCATACCGCCAATCTCTACAGAAGTTGAGTGGTGAATATGACCCATTAGAAGATGTTTATAATCACACTTACCCCACTCTTTGGATAAAGATCTAGCTGTGTATTCAAACCCCCTCTGAGGTTTCATACGATCGCCGTGGTGAGTCACTAAGAGGTTATTGCCATAGGTTATATGCTGGAACTTGTGAGCGTTATCTAGCACCTCCACGCGAGGCTCATTCTCATAGAATGCCTGCAACATGATGTTCATACAGCGAGAGGTTGAACTGTTATGGTTGCCCCTGACTTGCATCAAGATAACCTTGTTATGAGACTTTAGTAGTAGGTCTATAGAGCGCCGATATATCCGTACTTGTGCGGCTACTGAATCCCCGTAGTCTCCATCCATGTCCATGTGGTTTTGACCTGAACTGGTCGTGTTGGCTAGGTTATCCGAATGTCCAAAGTCGCCTAAGTCCAACATAAGCCCAACGTCTGAACCGCCAGAGGCTTTGATTAATGACTCAATAGCCCCCACGGTAACACGCTCTGCTATCTCTAAATTCCAGTCTGAGTCACCGTTACGCTCTTTAGTAACCTTCATGCCGATATGAGCATCACCAATGACATAAGCTGTGAGAGCCTCTACAACGTCCTTAGCGGGCGTGTATGGTTCAGGAGTATACTTGGGTAACTCTTGGGTTAAACCCTCTGCAAAGGCTTGTAAGGCCGCTTCTTGGTCTTGCTTCTTTAGGTCTGACTTAACCCACTGTCTAATAGCCACGCCATTTTCATCGTAGAACGTTGATACGCCCTTAACTACATGGGTGGCTGGTACAGGCCGTGTCATATCATGGTCAGGCGACCAGCCCCGTACAGAAGCAGAGTCTTTTGCCCGCTTTAGCGTCCTAACTAGGCATCGGTAAGTAATGCCTAAAAATATTGCTGCTTGAGATTGTGAGCCAGTTTTGATAACGGCATCAATTACTTCACATTGACGCGCTGTTGAAAATTCCTTTAGAGATTCCAATTCCATGCTAGATTCCTATGTTAATAGTTTCCATCCCACACACGCAGCTTGTCAAAATCGCCGCTTAACATCTTGCGTTTAATAACATCATCTACCGCTGGATCATCCCAAGTAATTCCAGCCTCTTTAATCCACTCACCAAGCAGGGCTTGATCTATTACACCAACGCAAACTGATTCGCCAAATCGAGCGTTACCATTCTGCCGCATCTCTTCTGCTTGCTTGAGCATTGGATTCCAATCATGCTTCTTAACGTGAACAAGCTTATCCCCGTCTTTGTGCCACTGTTCTGAAATTTTAGCCATTATAATTCTCCATAAAAAAAGGGGTACCGAAGCACCCCCTTATTGTATCACAACGATGTTTAACTAACGGTAAGGTCGAAAACGCCGCCTAAAGCTTTCTCAGAACGACACACCAAGGTGCATTCTCCGACTACTTGACGATGCTCATTGTCACCTGTTTTAGCCAACGCTTCGTTCTTCATTGGACGCAAAGTGGCTAATGCAAGCTTGCCCTTTTCGATAATGTAGACATCGCGTGAACGGTTTTCACGACATGGCTGGAACGAAACGCTGCCCCACGGAGTCAAGTAAACTGCAATGTTGTTGTTTACAGTGCCAACCGCGCCATTTTGGCGTTGGTTGTTGTTACCAGTAAACGACAATGCCTTATTGAGCTGGAATGGAGAAAGCATGACGGTATCTGGCTTGCCACCAGAAGTCCAAGTCTCTTGCATAACAGTATCAAACATAGCCTGCGTAAAGGCGCGTTGAGTGCCGTCTGTACGAGCGTTTGTGCCGTTACCAGCCGAATCTCCACCGCCAGAACCTTTAGAGGTGTTGGTTTTAACCCAAGCACCAAGGCCAGCTAGTTTACGAGCGGTAGTAGCATTACCAGCTACACGCGCTTGGTTTTCAAACAAAGCCTTTTCCATGTCTAGCTTAACTTCAGTAGCTACGCGAACGATGTTGTAACTCATTTCTGAGTTTGAACGGCCTGCCGCTACAACTGAATCATTAGTGCCAGAGGTGATAACAGATCCTTTGAATATCTGCGTATAATTTCCGACCCTATCACTAGCAGCTACAGCCTGCGCCGCAGTTGCATCTCCCTCAATATTCGCATTGACTGCTGATGCGCGAAGTGCATTAGTTTGCCATTCGTGTAGAGTGTTGGTTGCTTTTACTTTAGCGATAGCACTAAGCAGAGGAGTTTCGTCAGGAGAGATATCATAAATCATACCCTCCAAGTCTTCACGAATGCCTACGGTATCGTATGTAGAAAATGTATTTGCTGGTGATGCCATGATAATTTCTTCCTAAATGATTAAATAAAAGTTTAACTATTAAACAATAATAAGGCTGCATCTTCTACGCTGCCTGATTTTTTCAATTGAGACATTTGCTGGCGCTGCTTTTTACCAGCAGAATCGGGTAGCTTCTTAGAACCTGACTTCATCAACGGTCTAGCTTTCTTGAGTTTAGCTTGTACATCACTACCCCCAGAAACCATCTGATCGTATAGCATTGCTTTATGCAGAACTTTCATGGCTCGATGATCTACAATTCCACCGATTTCTTCGGCGCTGTATCCTTCAGCCATACCTTGTTTAACTAACCGTTCCTTCATTTTGGGTGCTTTTTTAGCATCACCAAAGTCTGGAATAGCTCGTTGTAGTTCCGACATCTGCTCCTGCAAGTGGGCTTTGTGGGCCTGTCCTTGCGCTTGCTGCGCTGCTTGATTATGTTGGCCTATCTGCTGCTGCTGGGTTTGATACTCTGCCATTTGTTCCCTATAGTTAGCGTCAGCTTCTATATAACCAAGCGGGTCTGAATTAAGCAGTTCCCTTGTTGGTGGGGTTGGTTGAGTAATAACACCCTGCGTTCCTATCTGCTGCATAAGCTGGTTAAGCTGCTCACGCTGCTGGTTGAGTCCACTGTATGCGTCCTCAGCTTGCTTGCGCTGCTCTGCCGCCTGCTTCATCCCTTGTTGAATATATTTTTGTCCAGAGAAACTCTGCTTTAGATCATCTAGGGTTACTGATACATCTTTACCATCAACTTTAATGGCATAGGTTTCAGGCCCACTTTGATCGGCTTGTTTATCATCCGACTCGTCATATTCCTCTTCGTCATCGTCATCGTCTGACTCAGCATATTCTGCATCATCATCCTCTGAGTCTGATTCTTCTTCATCAACCTCTTCTTCTTCAACTTCCACCACTTCGGTTTCTGCTGATTCTGTTTCGGTTGCTTCTGACTCCACTGGAGCCAATAACGCTTCTGCTGCACTTTCAATGCTAACTGGGGTAGTCGTTTCCACGGTGCTATCCTATTTTTTGCGTTTGTCTTTCATAACCTCGTCAGTGATTGCACTTTTGAGGATATTCTCAAACTGGTTTAATGCCTGCGTCATTGCATAAGCATCTTCTCTAGTTTCCGTATCGGATTTACTAGATTTAAGGAACTTTTTTACTTGTTCCTGTCTGATTATATCAAATACTTCATTAAAAGTATCATCTTTGAGTAAATATTCAGCTTGTGCCTTTTCTATCATAGCATGTTGCCCATTTCATCCCGTGGTGAATTTTGCATCATCCTGACACGCTCAACATCAACTGCTGTACCATGCTGGCCTAGAATCTTAGCTGCTTCAATAAGTAAATCTTGATTCATTTGGTCACGCTCTAAATCATCCGATGACTGTAGCTCACGATATTTGAGTTGCAAGTTAGCCAATTCTGTACCTTGCTTAGACTGCATTTGAGCAGCTTTAACTTGCATATCTGCTTGCATCTTGATCTGGTCAGCTTGCATCTTGCCCTGCATCTTCATCTGCTGGCCTTGCATACTTGCCTGCGCTTTGATCTGTTCAGCTTCAATAAGTGCCTGTGCCATTGGATCGCCCTGCTGACCAGACTGTTCTGCTGCTAGTGCGGCTTCTTCTGCCAACTGAGCCATTAGCTGTTCTTCAATCTCAGCGGTCATTGGTGCGTAGTAGCGGTCTGCATTCTTAAAGCCACTCAAGGCTAAAGTATCTGCTAGGGTATTACGCATCTGGGTCATACTAACTAAACCATTTTTAGGGCCGTAAGTCTGCCAAATCTGCTGCTGCGTCTGGAACGTCTGCATCAACGCTGCTGCCTTAGCATCTTCCTGACCAGTACCCAAGCCAACGTTAATTTCCATATCCATTGAGATGTCCCACACTGATGGGTCAATAGGTACAAACTTACCGTTCAGGCGCATCATCTGCTCGTCTGGTGAGTTTTTAATGGCAACGTGTAGCATTAGTTGGAATAATCGTTTAGCACCCTCAGCAAGATTGCGGGCCATTACTTCAACCTGTCCTGCTCCTGCTTGTGCAGTAAGTGCCGCCGCTGTTGCTGAAGTATTCTGTAGCATATCAGCGTTAACGCCCATAGACATTTTGCTAATGCCTGTCTTTTCTTCAACTAGCATATCAAGGTATTGCAATGCTGGCAGGGTAGATCCTGCAACAAATGGAACCGCCAACGGGTTAACAGATCCAATCTGCTCAGACCGAACCACGGCACCGATTTCATTATTCATCACATCGTCCATGTTAACCATATCCTCTAACACTTCTAGGCGTGGTGAGTTGGTCAAGGCAACGTTATCTAGTATTCCCCTTAGTACGCTAGTAGTGGTGTCTTGGTCATTTAGTACCAATTCAGCTAGTGAGCGCCCGTAGAATGCGTGTGGCTCTGGGTCAACTTGGAAGTCAGCAAATGGTGTCTTATCCCATGCCTCCGTCTCCAATACTTCGTAGCTAGTGCCGCCGCAGAGAAACTTATGTAGCGTAGGGATGCCATCGCCCTCAACGTCTAAGCGCATATAAGCTTCTGTTAGTACCACTAGGCGCATTGATGGATCGTTATCAACTTCGCCGTCATTTTGCATTGACGGGCCAAAGCGTTGTATTTTTTCTATATTACCAATTAGCGAGTCTTCATCTGATCCATCCAACTGATCAACAACATCTTGATCAATACCCATCGCTACAATATCACCAGCACGAACCTCTCTGCGGTGACAAACAATGTACGCATCATCAATAGACTTAGCCGTACCGTCAATGAAAAACTCTTCTGGTGGGATACCTTCAACCACCATTTCACCTTCTTCGTACTTGTGAGTAATAACCATGCTATGCACGTTACGCTCAACATCAAGCCCAAACTCGTCCATCTCCATTTCAATTTCTTGCAGATGTTCAGTAACTTCTACGCCGTCTTTACTAACCAATACTTGAACTTCATCATCAGATAGGTTTTCATAGCTGTACGTTTTGGCGATAGTTTCTGTATTCCACCAGACCTTAACTAGACCAACCTTCTTTACTAGCGAGTCATGGATTGCGTTAGATAGTACGTTATACCCACCAACCTTGTTAAATACCCAGTGGCAGTAAGCGGTAGCCTGTTCGGCGCTGTCTACGTCTTCTGGGCCTTTAGGAACAAACTCCACAAACTTGTTATTTGCCATAAAGATACGCATTAGGCTAGGTTTCGCACCCCGTACGACATCCCGTACTTTAGTGGATACAACCTTAGACCGGCCTTCTTCATGCTCTAGGTCAACATTGCCATCAAAGTAGCTCTGAGCGCGTTCACGCTGCCCTGCAATGTCACTATCAACATAGTCAATCGCATCTTGTATCGCTGTCTTGATTGCGCTCTGAATTTCTTCTTTTTCCATGTGTGGCATTACTTTTCCTCGTTAAGCTTGCGACCAGTAATTACGCTTGCGGCTGGTGCTTGGGATAAAACCAATCTAGCTATTTTATCAGCTTGTACGTCAGTTATCTTAATTTGTTTCTTTATTGCCTGATCCATTAACTTTAACGCCGCTACAGCCTCTTCACCACGCATTTCTGTTAAAGCCTTTATGACATCACCATACATATTAGATGAACGCATAGCCTGACTCTTAGCATCAGATCCTGTAGCCAACTTAACAGTTTCAGAATATATCGCAAACGGGTCGCCTTTCATCACGGCATTCTTTGGCCCTGACTTCATCTGCGCGTCTGCTACACCTTGAAGCGATATCCTGCCTGCTGTGGCACTATTTTTAGCAACTGCTTGCTGTAAAGTAAGTGCGCGTCTAACCATCTCTAACTTTTCCACCATTTTAGACACACTATCAGGCCCGATAATAAATCCAAGCTTCTCTAAATTAGCTTTTGATGACAAGTCTGTTAGCAGCTTCTGGGCTTCTTTAATATCCACATCTGGGTTTGATAGGCTAGCCTTAACATTAGCAAGCGTATCTTCTATTTGATTTCTTACACCCTGTGAAGCCGCCGCCCTTTCGTCCACTGAAGCTTCTGCTAAATACTTTACAGTCTCACGCTTAGTCTTGCCACTTAATAATTCACCGCCAAGCTTTAATGCTTTGTCTTCCATGATTTTATCGCCGCCAAGCTTAACGGCATCATTATAAAGTGGTACAGCATCACCAATAGCCGCTCTTAACTTGGCAGCTATTGTATTAAACCTTACTCCGTCAGAACTAACCTTGCCAGTAATGTCGTCAGTTGCGTCATTGCCCAGCTTACCAAATGCTCGCTTAATGTAATCAAGCTGCTGAACATTAGGCATTTCTTTAAAGCTAATAGTTCCATTATCAGCAATAGTAGCCATGATCTGCTGGTTTTTACGACCATCAAGACGCATGTCAGCATTGGCTTTTTTAATTGCGCCCATCATTTCGCTTTCATCTACAAGATCTAAGACAGCCTCTATAGTCCTGCCCTGATCGCTTGCATAGTTTATAGGCGAAGCATAAGCTGCGGTATAGGCATCAGTCCTGCCTTTAGCTGTCTTTTCGGAAATCTCTTTATAGGCCGCTTTGTTTCCAGTGGGCGTAACCCCAAGGGTTTCATCCATTGTTGAAGTAATACCTCTACTTGCCTCTGAGGCTCTATCACCTACAACCTGTTGAGTGGCTTGTGAGGCTGCTGGGGTAGTCGCTGCTGCGGCATCTAGTAAATTGTCTGCTGCTGTTCCTGCGTCAGCAAGCATACCCTGTTCGCCTGCTGAACGAATACGGGCAACTGCCTCGTCTATGCTAGCTCCACTAGAGAATGCGTCTTTAACCAGCCTTGCTGCGTCTGCTGATATACCAAAAACTCCTGCGATAAAACCTGTATCAGCCTCTCTAACGCGCTTGTACATATCGCTCAGTATCGGCCCGCCAGTAGCGGTTGCTACGGCTGGTGCCAGCCCAAAAACACCGCCAGTAATAGCGTTAGAATATCTGTCATCTCCCTGCCCTTCACCGTACCCATAAATAGTACCTTCTGCGGCAGCTATAGGCGCACCTTTAAATAGGCCAGTAAGTATCCGCTGGCCCCTAGTTAAATTATTAGCTACAAAGCTAGACGCGCCTGTAAGCCTACTTCCTACAGCAATCATACCTAAAGGCAGGGAAGACACTACTGCGCCTGCGCCTTGAAGCAACATGCTTTCTATTGGATTCTCTTTATCCATAGCTGATGAAACAGCGCGTGTTTTAGCCCCTAGTTCTGGGTCAACCGACTGTGCCGCTTCGTCAACATAAGAACCAGCAGCTACAGTACCTTCGCTAAACTTCAAACCTCTGGCAGCTACAGGTGATTGGCTAATAATATCTTGGCGCTGCTGGCTCATTGCCTGCTCTGTTGGCTGAATAAAATCCTCTTCAGCTACTTGAGATAACATCCTCTTAACGTCTTCTTGGTTTGTTGTGCTGTAGTCTGGCGATGAATACCCAACCTTACCAGCACCAAGACGGTAGAACTTACCACCCTCTTTGGTTTCTTTTATAACACTTCCAATGCCATCATCAACAACTGCTTTAGGTTGCGTTGTATCAGCAGATTCAAATGCTGCTATAGAAGTTAATTCATCATCTGTAAACCCAGAAAAGTCACCCTTATTGTAAGCAGTTAATTGATCATCTGTTAAATCGCTAAATGATTTCATTAGTATGCTAACCCTCTGCGTTTCATTTCTTTTTGAGCAGGAGTTAAATTCTCACCTTTATCATCATCTTTTCTGCCATGAGCCTGTACAAATGATGAGTATGTAATTCCAGATGTTAAACTACGCGCTTTTTTATAAAGCAAATCTTTCAACACTTTTTGTACCCTGATCTTGTCATCTATCCATTCTACTGTCTTTGCAGGTGATAAGTCTCTTGGAAAACCCGTTGAAAGGGCTAGTTCTAACTCGGTTTCACTTAATGCGCCAAAGGTAGCAGAGTTAATAACCTCTATACCAAGACGGTTAGCTATAGTTCTCAGTTCATAAGTCGCGCTATTAAATGCTGGTAAATATTTCTCAACAAAACCAGTAGCTGCATTTTCGTTTACAAGTAACTCTCTAGCCCTTGTAAGATCAGTAACTAAGGTTTGTATTTTCTCCATCTGACCAAATGCTTCCCGACCAACTTCTTGAGCATAGGCCACATCTTGCAAGCGCAGGTTTTCTTTAGTTTCTAGCTGTAGACCCTGTTCATCTGTAAGACCTGTAGCACCACTAACTTCAATCTGCTCTACAGTACCGCTATTAGGGTCACTAACAATAACAAAATACTTTCCAGTGGTTTGATCTATTCTAGGCGTAGAATATTTTTTAGCAAATTTCTTATCTTTATCAGGATTTAACTTAAAATCTGTATAGCTTTTCATAATGCTTTTAAGCAATTCTGGGCTGTTTTTAGCTATAGCCAAAAGATTGTCATCTACACCAGCCTCCCTCATTGCAGCCATCATGCTTGCATTTTGCAATCCACTACGCTCTAACTCGGATTGCTTTTCACGCCTATTTTGTAAAGCCGCCTGTTGGCTTGAAATACCAGCCATAATGCTATTGGTGTTAGGATTACCACTCATGCCTGCAAAGCTACCAGCCAAGCTTAAAGCTAATGCGCTTTTGTCATTTGCTGACATACCTTGTGGTGCTTGTGGATTATTAACTGGCAAGCCTGCAAAGTTATTGTTAACTGGTGTTGCTGGAGCAATTGGTCTTGCTGGAGCAAATCTTGAGCCAGAATCTAATTCTCTTATGTTATCTAATAAGCCCATATTAAACTCCAAATCCCAGTGCTTTACCTATCGCTAACGGATTAGTAGCGTATGCCTGTGCGCCTGCTGTTAGGTAATCAAACAAGCCTGCGTCATAAGTCTCTGTTGCTGAACCAGAAGCTGGTGCGCC